TTGTCCACCAAATGATTGTCCACCTTGTCCACCAAATGATTGTCCACCTTGTCCACCAAATGATTGTCCACCTTGTCCACCAAATGATTGTCCACCTTGTCCACCAAATGATTGACCACCTTGTCTACCAAATGATTGACCACCTTGTCTACCAAATGATTGACCACCTTGATCACCATTAAATATATTAGATGTAAAATTATTTGTATTGGATACATTAGTAGATGTATCTGATTTATCTTCATTTTTTTCTGGGATTTTAAAATTATCACCATTAGGAGAATATTTTTTATCAAACTCAATATCTGAATCATCAATGATGCCCAAAGTCGGTTCATATATCATCAAATATTCTTTTATATAATAAAACAATTTTCTTTTATAGTTTCCCATTAAAGATAAAAGTTTTATATTATCTATTTCGGGTATTTCTATTTTTTTAACATTTTCAAGTATATCTTCAGGTGTAGTTTTTTTAATAATTTTGATATTTTTGATATCATTTCTGAATTTAACTATATCTGGATATTTTACCCATGCATTAAAATCTTTATTGTCTGTTTTGTTTTTTATTTCGTTTTCAATACTAATTATATCATTAACAAAGTCAGATATAATTTGTTTTTTTACTCCATTCAATTCTTGATTTTGTTTTTTTTCCATGTTATAGCATCCTATATAAAAAAAGGGTCTAATAATATATCATTTAATATATTTATTTAGACCCTTTAGACCTTAATTGATCCATTAATTGAAGCATTAAGTGGGTTATTTGTTCAGTTTTTTATTTTTATCACTTATTTCTTTTATATAAAGAGCGACAAGTATATATCTTTCAAAATCTGCCATGTTTTCGCTTTCACCATACCCAACTCCACATTTCCTAGCTAGATAATATTGTTCTTTTATTATACTATTTAAATCAGTATCAGAACATAACAATTTAATTAAGCGAAAAAATTTGTTAATGGAATAGAATATATTTCTTTATTATTGCATTCTTTATTACTACATTCAAATTCGAAAACAAAATCTATTCCGAAAGAATTGTCAGAATACCATTTAACAAATTTATTATATTGATCATCATTAAATGTGCCATCAATAATATTTACTTTGTCTTCAATAGAAACGTCATTAGTTTCACCCTCTGGAGTATAAAATGTTCTCATAGACATAGCATAAGAATAAGTTGCTATTTGAGCTATTCTTAGATTAGAATTTTCGATATTTTCCTTATTTATCATTTCATATATTTTTTTTTGTTCGCCTCTTGTTATTTGATCAATAGTGCAACTCAAATTTTTATTGATTTTAAAAGTATTATTATCATAAGATTTTTTAGTACATTTCAAATCATTTAAATCTTTAGTAATAGGTGTTCTTGAATTGCAATTGGGACAAGTATATATAAAAGAATATTCTTCACCTTTTGATTTTTTTCTTAACTCTATTAATAAAGCAAATCTATCTTCTAGATACAAATTATTAATATCAAATCCTTCCGAGATAACACAAGATGTTATTAAATCATCAAGTATTTTTTCTACTACCATCGGATCAGTTTCGTTTTCATAAGGTAGTAGTTTTTTTAATTGCCCTGTAGTAATTGGTTTATAAACAATAACTTCATTATTCCCAGGCAATGTATAATCAAATTCATAACTATTTACATATTTATTAATATCAATAGACATTTTATTCTCCTTTACAAATTATTATAATTCTTAATAGATATTTTTTAAAGATATTAATTATTTGGTATAAAGTTAATTATACCAAATAATTTTCAAATTAATGATTAATGCCTTTAATTGTATGGAACTGATATGCAAATGTGACATCAAATTTCGCGACTTCTTTAGAAGAGTAATCTAGTGTTACTTCACCTACTGAAGTTGGCCAACAATCATCAAGTTTAAATTCTTGGATTTCTTCACCTCTAGGGTTAAGATGTGTTAAATAAATTTGTGCAAAATATTGTGGGTTACCGCCTTCTGGGTCACCATGCATATTGTCAACTGGGTTATTAAGAAATGTAGCCCATTCTAAAAATTGAGTTCTAAGCTTAGAATCAGTATCAATATTCCAACTAATTGTAAAATCTTCATAATTTTGAGTTGTAGCTATTCTATATCTATGACCTTGCCAGTTAACATCCGTTGAGTCATTTGTTGTTGCAGGTAATCTTGTTGCAGTAACAAGATACCTGTTATTTTCTTCAAAGTAAGGGCAATTTAATATATTTGCATAAAAAGTATATGCTCTAGCATATTCTCTGTAAGTACTTTTGAATGAAGATAAGTTAAAATCTACCATTATATTTTTCTCCTTTAAGTTTTATTCTAATTTGTGAAATTGATATGCGAATGACACATCAAATGTAGCTATTTCTTTTGTTGAATGATCAAGAGAAACTTCACTTATTGAAGTAGGCCATGCATCAACAAATTTATATTTTATTATTTCTGTATTTTGAGGACTTAAATGTTTTAAAATAATATCTTTAAAATATGCATCAGGTGACCCATGTATATTGTTTTCTGGATTATGTATGTCTTTCATCCATTTCATGAAGTCTTTCCTAACTTTATCTTCTTTATCCATATTAAATGTAATATTCAAATCACTAAATTCAGATGTTCCACCTATTTTATAAGTATTGCCTTGCCAATCAGAAGTAATTTGTGTGATTGTTTTTTCGGGCAACCCTGTAGTTTTAACAAGAAGAGAATCGAATCCATCTATTATACATTCGAATAAATATGCTCTTGCAAAATCACTATGTGTGCTATATAAACCCCCTAAATTAAAAGCTACCATATTCCACTCACCATTTTCATTTTAAAAGAGTATATATTATAATATTTATTAACATATACTCTTTTTTATTAAATATTAGACACCATCAACAATAGCAGCTGCTTCACTGAATGAAGCACCTGTTTTTAATGCTGCGAAATTAAGAACAATAAATTCAGCTGTTCTAGTAGGTTTAATATATATAGAAACCCACATCTCATTTCTATCGATTCTTTCAGGTGTATTATTAGATTCATCACAAACTATCATGTAATCATAAATTCCTCTTCTACCTTTAACATCTCTAAGGAATGGATCAATCATAGCTATCAATGATTCTCTTGTAGAAGTATCATTAGGTTCAAATAGATAATATTTAGATGCTGTAGAAATAGCTTTTTCAAGAACAATAAATAATCTTCTTACATTAACTCTGTTAAAGGCTGAAGATTTATCTAACATTGTTTTTTGGCCCCATATTACTTTTCCTTGCCCTGCGAAAGAGACAATAGGATTAATACCATTTTTATAAAGGATATCTCTTTTACCAAGATCAGGGTTCCATGCTAACCTTCTTACACTAGTAAGGATAGCTCTGTTAAGCCCAGCAGGTGCCCACCATGCATCATTAGTTTGATCTGTATTAGCATAAATACCACCAACATAACCAGAAGCAGGCACCCATCTATATTTTCTATTATATCTATCATAAACTTCAATCCAGTTACCGTATACTGCTGAATAAGAAGTATTTATATTAAGATTATCAGTAACAAATGAACCAAGCCCTTTTCTCCATTCTGTAAGATCCATGACCTCATCACCCCTATTAGAAACAACAAGTTCCCTAGGACAATCAAGTATTGCCATACAATCCATTCTTTTTTGGCAGATTTGATCCATATATTTTTTAACTGTTACTGATTTATTTGAGTCAATAAACATATTAACATCAATTTCTTCAGGGTTACTATAAAGATCTAAGGCATCCATAATATCTGTGTCAGTAACACCAACACTACCATCATCACCGCCTTTAAAATATATAGGTTCGGATGTTGAAATACTCCATGCTTCACCAATTTCATCATCTTTTATTGATACTCTTACATATTTTGATCTTTGATTAATAACATTTTCAATATATCTTGTAGTACCTTGATCATCAATAGCTTTTTCTTTTGTAGATACGTTAAAAATTTCTTTAATAGACCAATTATCTTCAGTATCCCCTTGTTCTTGTTCTTCTACAACAAAAATAAAAGAATAATTATCTTGAAGTGGTTCGTCTAAAGATGTAAATAATGGATATGTGTCCCAGGTGTCATTTCCACCAGATGACATTTGTGTTTGTGATGTTTTATCAAGAATAGAAACTCTTAAATTATTTCCCCATTTACCTCTAGATGATGCAATCATCCATAAAGGATTAGAATCATCTACAATCACATCTTTATCAAAATCATCTGGGTCTTCTGATTCAAGATCATTTAAAATATAAGATGTATCAAATTCTTCACCTTGGCCATCAGGCATTACTTTTATGCCTGAAAAGGTAGCATCTTCAGACATTACCCTTGTAGCATATAATTTTTTCCCGTATTTTAAAAAACCAGATGCACTAAGCATATCTTGATAACAATCAATATTATTTGTTGGTTCTCCAAATTTATAAATAAGATCATCTTCACTAGATATAAATTCTTTTTTTAGTTCTGATCCTTTATAAGTATTTCTTAAAACAATAACACCAATACTTGTTGCTACAGCTGGTATAGTTATCGATAAATCAATTTCTTTTACGTCCACTAGTGGACTTAGATAGAAGGCCATAATTTTTTATCCTTTCTCTTTTTTGTTTAAGTATTATTAGATCTAATAATAGATCTAAGCTTTAAATTCATAATTATTTATAATTATTTATTATCAATTTCATATTTATCATACATAAATGTTACATTACATATTAAATCATCATCTGTATTCCTTTTATCAAAAGATACTTCACCTAATTCATATGGCCATATATCATGGAAACGAATTTTTAATGATGTGTCTCTATAATTATTCATAACTAATAATGTTCCATCTATAGTAAGATCCTTTCCTCTTACTTCACCATAATCATCTTCATTATTATTTACTTTCATTATCCAATCATATAAAACTTTCCAATTTCTAAATTCAGAATCAATAGTAAAATTTAAATTCCACGTGCCATATGATAAATTACCTATATCAGTAAATGATTTACCACCTTGCCAATTTTTTTCATCAACATCTAATGTCAAAGAAGGGACAACAGTACCAAAAATATTTAATGAAAAATATTTCGACTTTTCATAATATTTTTCAACAGGCAATTTAGGAAATATTAATTGATAATTTGTAGCATTACTTTTATTTAAATTTACTATAGCCATTATTTATTATGTGCCTTATCATATCTTTTTTTAGTATTTCTTGCTTTAGCCGTTTTTCTATATTTAGAACTTTTTTTTTTAACTTTTTTTCTTAGAGAAGCATTTTTTTTGTACTCTTTTCTTTTATCTTTTAATTTCTTTAAATATTTTATCTTGTCTGTGCCTTTTAATCTCGAAGATTTTGATTTTCTTCTACCTGATTTAACCTTTCTAGATTTAACATTTAAAGTATTCACGTTCTCATCTATTTCCTCATCCAATCCCATCATATGAACAATATCTAAAAATTGTTCTTCTGTATCTTTATCAAATTCTTCATCACCTAATGATATAATCACATCAAATATTTTATCTATTAAATTA